CCTATATACGAAGGGTACAAGAGTTTATGCTTGAGTTTTTTATGAGGAGGAACCATGGACAAACGATTGGAATTAGTGGAGATAGAAATGTCTCCAAATAATACTGAGCGTTGTTGTGTGTGTGAGGGTAGTGGGTGTTCGGATGACATGCCAGGTCTGCCCTGTTTAAACTGTGATGGTACTGGGTATATCTATCCAGAGTGCTCAACGATACTTGGGCTCTACGGTAAAGTTCTTCAGTAGGAATTTTACTGTTTGTTCTGTTATGACTTCTTCTATCTCTGGAGGGACTACCTCATTTACTCTTCCTTCTTCAAAAACTCCATGTAGGCATTCATGGAGATACGCATATAACATAGAATCTATATCGTCCTTGAATATAGAAATTAAATTTTTCTTATCTAATCTTTGACATTCAAACAAACCTGCGGATTCTAATTTGGGATCTATCTTTACTTTATATTTAACTCCATATATGGTTATGGATTTTGGAATCATTCCATAATTATATTAGACAACCTGCGTTTCATGTTACAATTTATTGTGGCTTGGCGAAGAATACTTTGTATCTCGGACTTGCACTTTCCATACGCTCATAAGGATTCTGTACGCTTCCTTAGAGCTATTAAGAGAAAGTATAATCCCGACAAGATAGTTTGCCTCGGAGATGAAATTGACCAACACGGTCTTTCGTACCATGAAAGTAATCCTGATTTGGATTCTTCTGGTCCTGAATTACGAAAAGCTAAAAAACAACTTCAACCAATATTTGATCTATTCCCAGTCGTGGAAGTCCTGTCCAGCAACCATGGAGACATGGTTTATCGTAAGGGACTGTCGGCTGGCATCCCAAGATACTGTATTAAGTCCTATGGAGAAATCCTAGAAGCTCCCAAAAAATGGACATGGCATATGGATCTCACACTCGAAATGAGTAATGGGAGACTTGTATATTTCCATCATGGTAAATCAGCCTGTATCTTTAAAGCCTCTCAAGCTATGAGCATGTGTATGGTTCAGGGTCACTACCATGAAAAGTTTGACATAAGATACTGGGGGAACCCAACTGGACTTTATTGGGGTATGCAAGTTGGATGCAGTATAGATGATAAGTCCATGGCGTTTGCTTATAATAAAACCAATTTAAAACGCCCGATTATAGGACATGGAATCATCCTTGACGGGCAGCCTCATTTGCTGCCTATGGTCTTAGATAAGTATGGCAACTGGAATAGGATTGTGTTTTAAGTTATTTAGTGCTTCACTTCTTCCATGGCTGTATGCGTTTTTTGCGGCAAAAAAGAAATTGGGCCTTTTCCGTTATACTGGAGAAAGATGTCAGTCAAGCTAACTGCAAAGAAAAACACAGGCTCCGAGAAGAGAGCATATGGTGGTGGGGTTAATTGGGTTGCTTGTAATACAGAAGCATGTAAATCTGCTGTCGCAAGATTTCACGATATGGTTATAAGGTTCTCAAATAACGTCGAAGGTGGAGTAAGAGAAAATTTAAGATCAAGAAAAGTTTAACTGTGGCGGGGGTTTGGGTGAGGGGTTGTCCTTCCCCTTAGCCACTTTAGGAGAAAAGATGAATAAAGATCAAATTAAAAATTACATGAAATTTACTAATGAAACAGAAACTACGCCCGGAGCTAGACTAAGATTCTGTCAAGATAATCTAAAAGCACTCATCCAATTTGCAATGGAATGTATTGAAAAAGAAAAACCAAAAACTAAGAATGAAAAAAAACTATCCGCATAACTGTAGGCAATCGCTTACTTCCCATCTCTACTTAAAGGCGGGTATAGCCGCCTTCTCCTTTATAGGTACGTGTTATGTCAGATGAGATTATAACTGAAAATGAAATAGGACTACTGGAGTTTAGAGATCCTGAAACTGGTGAACTAGTAGCTGTACAAAAACCTACTCCAAAGATGCAAGAAAAAATAGATTCAGGTAAACCTATCTACGTAAAAAAAGACTACGATCTTATTAAGACTGAGGATGGAAAGAAAGTAGCAGATCCCGAATCCTTTCCAATGGAAGGCAAACAAAAGGGTAGGTGTGTCTATCCATACAACGTAGATACTTCAGCAGCAGTTATTGAATACATGTGTGAAGGTAAAACACTAAGAGAGATTTCTAAATTAAAAGGTATGCCACCTGTAGCCACTATCTACTATTGGATGGCAAAACACGTAGAGTTTAAACACGACATAAATGTAGCTCGTAAAGTTAGGGGCGAGATGTTTGCTGATGAAGCTATAGACATAGCACGTAGTACATCCTCCATGAGATCTAGAGCAGATAAATTAAAGATAGATACATTAAAATGGGCAGCTAAAGTTAATAACCCAGAGCAGTTCAGCGATACAATAAAGCATACAGGAGACGCAACTAATCCAATAACAATAGTTGTTGATACAGGAATCAGAAGAAATGAATGATGTGCAAGTCGTAACAACAGGTTACACACCAAGACCTATACAGGAGATACTTCATAACTCTTTGAAGCGTTTCAATGTATTAGTATGCCATCGGAGGTTTGGTAAAACTGTATTCTGTATTAATGAGATTATAGATAAAGGTTTAAGAAACCCTAAGAAGAATCCTCAGTATGCTTACTTCGCTCCGTTCTATGGTCAAGCTAAACGAGTTGCGTGGGATTACTTTAAAGACTTTACAGCAATGATACCCGGTGTAAAAGTAAACGAAGCTGAATTACGAATTGAAATACCTAGACCAGATAAGAACGACAAGGTTAGGTTTATGCTTCTGGGTGCAGATAATCCGGGTTCGGTTCGGGGTATCTATTTAGACGGGGGCGTACTAGATGAGTATGCTGAAATGGACCCTACAATTTGGGGGCAGGTGATTAGACCTGCTCTGGCAGATAGGCAAGGATGGGCTATATTCATTGGGACTCCTAAAGGTCAGAATCAATTCTTTGACGTATATCAGATGGCAACGAAGGATAAAGACTGGTTTACAGCATTGTATAAAGCTAGTGAAACAGGTGTTGTTTTAGAATCAGAGTTACTGGCAGCCGCCAAAGAAATGACATCCGAAGAGTATGACCAAGAATTTGAATGTAGTTTTACCGCAGCATTAATAGGATCTTACTATGGAAAAGAAATGGAAGCAGCCGAAGAAGGTGGTAGAGTTCTCGATCTTCCATACGATGCTTCTCTCCCTGTTGATACTTTTTGGGATCTCGGGATTGACGATACTACTGCTATTTGGTTTATACAGGACTCCGGCCCTAGAATACATGTTATTGATTTTCACGAAATGAGTGGAGAAGGACTACCCTACTATGCAAAAATGCTTAAAGAAAAACCATATGTGTACTCAGAACATGTCATGCCATGGGACGCCAATCATAGAAATATCGATTCCGGTATCACCAGAGCAGATACATGGAAAGGCCTTATGGGAAGGTCTCCAAGAGTTCTTACTAAGACAGACCCCCTTGACCGCATTCACGCCGTACGAACAATACTACCTAGATGTTGGTTTGATAAAGAGAAGACCGAAAGAGGCAGATTAGCTCTACGTCACTATCAAAGAATGTGGGATGGTAAGAACAAGATATTCCAGATGAAACCCAAACATGACTGGGCTTCTAATGGAGCTGACGCTTTTGGCTGTTTTGCTACAGGATTCCGTAATAAGATGTTTAAGAACGATTCACTCAACTTGCCACGACAAGCAGAAGCAGAATATGATATTTTTAGAGGGGGGTTCTGATGGCAAAAATCGTAGATGAGAAATCTTTTAATAAAATTAAAACTATCTTAGGTGGAGATTTTGACCATGTAAAAGCAGAGAAGAGAAGATTAGTAGGAACTATAAAAGCCAATCCCCTAGCAGCATCGCTGTTCTTTAATCCCTTAGCATCTCCAGCAATAGCAACTAAAACTATGGGATTTTTTAGACCTCTACTCCATAAAGCACAACAAGGACAATTAACAGATCAAGAAAAAGCATTCATAGAAGAACAAAGCAAATTTTCTACAGAGCAGGGTAAGTTTAATGCCTTACTTGGTAGACAAGAAGAAGTAGTAAAACAACGGGAAGCTATTGAGGCTTCGAGAAGACGAGCACCCGGAAGAACACAAACCATCTTAACGAGAAGAGAGTAGCCATGGAATCTATAGCAGAATCAATCATTCATAGATACGAGCAACTTAAATCAGCTAGACAAAACTGGGACTCTCATTGGCAAGAAATAGCTGACTATTGTCTTCCTAGAAAAGATGACATTTATACATCAAGACCAAATGGGGAAAAGAAATATGAAAAAGTATTCGATAGTACAGCGATTCACGTGGTCGAACTTCTTGCATCGGCTCTTCACGGAATGCTTACTAATCCTTCTACTTTTTTCTTTGAGCTTACTACTGGTGATCCACTTGTGGATGCGAGAGACGATGTGCGTACTTGGTTTCAAGACGTAGTAGAAAAGATCCATCTAATATTAAACAACTCTAATTTTCAAACTGAGATACATGAAGTCTATATGGATCTTGTTACCCTAGGAACTGCGCCTATGCAGATCCTTGAGGATAAAGAATTTAAGATTAGATTTTTGTCGCACCCAATCTATCAATCATATATTGCTGAGAACAATAAAGGAATGGTCGATGAGATATATAGGACATTTACTTGGACATTGAAAAAAATAATTGCAGAGTTCGGAGAAGAGTCTATAGAGGGAATAACTGCTTTGAATTTTGACAAGACTAAGGACATGAACAAAGAATTTGATGTTATCCACGCTGTGTTTCCTAGAAAAGAATATGATAACGAAGGTCTTCCTAATAACTTTCAATTTGCTTCTGTATATATAATGAAACAAACAGAGCACGTTTTAAGCACTTCAGGATTTAGAACTTTCCCTTATGTTGTACCTAGATGGGTAAAAAACAAT